CGGCCGACAACGTGGCGATCGCGTCGGGGTCGGTGTCGTTCTACGTGGATTCCGGTGACCTGGCGGCCTCGGACGAGTACGTCGAGGTGACGGTCGGCGGGTCCGGGCTTGTCATGGCCATCCTGCATGACCTGCTGGTCCAGAGGGCGCCCGCGAACCTGCGGACCGTCTCCGGCTCGAGCTCGTAAAGGGGGGCGTCATGGCAGACCTGAAGATCAGCAAGGAAGCGGGCGAGACCGGCGGCACGGCGGAGACGGCGGGCCAGCTGGAGGACTTCCTCCGCAAGGACGGCCTGTACGCTGACCCGCTGTCGGGGTCGCTGCTGGACGGCGGTCCGGCGGCGAACGGCTACCTGGCGTGGACCGGTGACCCGCAGCTGGCGACGACCGCGTTCCAGGGCACGAGCACCGATGTCTACGTCCGGCGGCTCTTCGCGCCGCGCAGCACGACGACGACGTACGCGGACATGTGGTGCACCACCCTGAACTCGGGCACGGTCACGCACGCCTACGCGGGCTTGTACGACATGCTGGGGAACCAGCTGGCGGCCAGCTCCGACATCGAGTCGGCGTTCACCGGGACCGGGGTCCAGACGTTCACCTGGACGACGCCCTACGCGCTAGTAGCCGGGAACTACTACTACGTCGCCTATGCGATCGCCGACACCACGGCGGCGCCGTCGATGCTGGCCACGCCGACCGCGGCGGGCATCAACGCGAACCTGCCGACGCACGTCTACCGGTACGCGACCTACTCGACGTCGACGACGATCCCGTCGTCGATCACGATCGCGTCGATGTCGGCGACGACGACGACCCCGGCGTGGATCGGCCTGCGCTGACCATGACCGCCGAGCCGATCGAGGGGCAGCTGCTGAGGGCCGGGCCGTTCCCCGTCCCCGGCGGCTGGCGCTCGGCCCTGTACCGGGACGACGCGCCCGGCGCGGTGCTGGACTCGCAGCCGTGGGCCCGGGACTGGCGGTCGTTCATGCGGGCCGTGAATGACCCGAATGACGCCACGGCCCGGCGTTTCATCGGCAACGCGATGAGCGAGCGCCTGCCCGGCGAGGGCGGCTTCCTCGTCCCGGAGGGTCTGCGGAGCGAGGTGTTCGCCTACCTGGCCCCGGCGATCATCCGCCCGCGGTCGGGGGCCGTGTACCCGATGTCGACGCTGCGGCTCGGCGTGCCCGTCCTGGACAACCTCTCGCAGGCCAGCGGCAAGCAGGCGCTGGGCGGCCTGACGTTCGCGGTCACGGAAGAGGGCGCGGGCATCACGCCGACGACCCCGGCACTCGGCCGCCTGGTCCTGGAGGCGCGCAAGATCGCGGCCTACCTGGAGTCGGTGCCTAACGAGTTCACCGATGACGCGGCGGGCGCGTTCAGCGACTTCCTGGCCCGCGTGATCGGCCTGGGCTACGCGTGGGAGGAAGACGACCTGTTCATCTCGGGGACGGGCATAGGCGAGCCGCAGGGGCTGACGAATGCCCCGTGCGCCGTGTCGGTGACCCGGGCGAACAGCGGCGACGCTCCGGTCGACGCGGACATCATCGCCATGTTCAAGGCGCTCGCGCCGCCGAGCAAGCAGCACGGCCTGACATCCGGTGTCACGGATGTGGCGTGGCTGGTGTCGTCGACCGTGATGGACGCGCTGCTGGAGCTGTATTACCTGCCTGCCGGGGCGTCCCCGACGTCGGGGACGCCGGTGTCGGTGCCGTCGTGGTTCAGCATGGGCGACGGCGACCGGATCGCGCCGAGCTTCATGGGGCTGCCCGCGTTCGTGACCGACCACCAGCCCGCCGCGGGGACGGCCGGGGATCTGATCCTCGCCGATCTGCGGCATTACGCGATCGGCGACCGGATGGCCCTGACGATCGAGCGCTCCCAGAAGGGCGCCGGGTTCGTCACCGGTACGAGCAACTGGCGAGTCAAGAGCCGCGTCGACGGGCGGTACCAGGTCCTGAGCTCCTACACCACCGGGGCGAATCAGGTAGTCAGCCCGGTCGTAGTCCTGCACTGAGGAGGCGGCATGGCCTTGCGCAGGTGCCTGACCTGCACGGCCTTGTTCGCCGTCGGCCTGTTCCGCTGCCCGCAGTGCGGCGGCACTGATCACGAGGAGGACAGCGTGAGGATCACCAAGGCCGGCCCCTCTACCGGTCATCCCCCGGCGGACCGGGCCCGTGGCGGCGAGCCCTCCGCCGTCGTCCCGGCCGGGGACCTGGCGGCCAGCGAGCCGCCGGACCCTACGGCGGGCCCTGGCCAAGACCAGGGTTCGACGCCGCCGCCGAGCTCGCCCGCGTCTTCGGCCCCGAAAGCTAAGACGGCGGCCCCGACACTGTCCCGCGCGCCGAAGAAGGCCTCCGATGGGTGAGGGCCTGGTGGTGAAGCCGGAGATCACGGCGGTGGTCGAGCACCGGAAGGCGTCGAGTGACTGCTGCGGCGCGAAGCTGCGGGCGGCGGACGTGCCGCCGGAGGGGTTCGAGTGCACGGGGTGCGGGGAGCCGTGCCGCCGGGTTCTGGGTGAGCCGCAGGAGGTGACTGCACGTGGCTGATGGCCTGTCGGTGGCGGTGGCGGATGCGGCGCTGGCCACGATCGTCGGGACGGACGCGAACAACATCCAGGCGCATACCGGGGCGCCGGGCGCGTCGGGTACCGCGAATGTGTCGAGCGTGACTACGAGGCCTGGGGTGACGTGGGCGTCGCCGTCGGGCGGGTCGGTGTCGAATAACGGGACTAACCCGGCGTGGACGAACTGGGCGGGCACGAACGGCGAGGTGGTGACGGACATCTCGGCGTGGTCCGGTGCGTCGGCGGGGACGTTCGGGTTCTCGATGCAGCTGAACTCCAGCGTGACGATGGACACGGGTGACTCGCTGACCGTGGGGCCGATCACGGTCACGCTCCCGACCGCGTCGTAGCCGGGGCGGTCCGGTGACCACCCTCAGCCTCTTCGGCACCAACGGCAACGGCGCGAACGGCCCCGGCTTCTCCACCGGATTCAGCGGCAACTACATCGCCGGAACCCTGTTCAAGGTCACCTCGGCCGGTTACCAGCTAACCGGGTACGGCTTCTGGCGGGCCGACAACAGCCAGTCCGCCTCGGCCAGCTTCGCGCTCTGGAAAGCGACCGGCACCGGCACCGGTACCTTGGTAGCCAGTTCGTCGGCATCGCTGAGCAGCATGACCGCCGGGGCGTGGAATTACGTCTCGCTGGGTACGCCCATAGCGCTGACCAGCGGGCAGGTCTACAAGGTTCAGGTCGGGCTGGTTAACAACTTCCCGCTGACCGGCGGCCAGTTCGCGTCAGGCGGCACCTACGCGGCGGGGATCACCAACGGGGTCCTGACGGCGTTCTCCGACTCCAGCGGATCGGCGCCGGATTCCTTTAGTGACGTCCAATGCAGTTTCGCGACCAGTACCGCCGACCCGACCGCCGCCTACGCCACCAGCGCGGACGGAGGTTACAACGCCTGGATCGACGTGCAGATCACCCAGGCCGGCGGCACGAGCCACACCGCTACGGCGGCGCTGACGATCACCCCGGTGTTCTCGGCCGGCCGTACGCGCGGGAAGTTCCGCACGGGCGCGCTCACGGTGACGCCCTCGTTCAGCGCGGCCCGGGCCCGCGGCAAGTACCGTACCGGGTCGCTGACGGTCACCCCGTCGTTCTCCGCCGCCCGGCTGATCAACCACGGCCGTCACGCCAGCCTGCTGGTGGTCCCGTCGTTCTCCGCCGCCCGGACCGCCGCGCACGTCCGGACCGCTTCCCTGCTGGTGGTCCCGTCGTTCAGGGCGGTCCCGTCCGGCGGCGCGACCCCAGCCGTTCAGCAGGGTTCCTGGTGGGGCCTGGTGTCGGTCCTGAGGCAGTCCCGCGAGGAGTTCCAGGCCTACGTCTCCCGTCCGCCGATGGCGTGCCCGAACGACGGCGAGCCGCTGACCAACGCCCCGGCCGTCCCGTCCGCGTCGGGTATCGAGCTGTTCTGCAAGTACTGCGGGTTCCAGTACCCGCGTGACTGGGTGCCGCCGTCGAGGCCGTGGTACTGATGGCGCGCCGTTCTTGTATAAATCCTCCAGTTTCTGGCCCTGTGGCATGCTTGATCTTTGTAGGAATCCACAATTGCGGAGGTGGTGAGCGGCTGGTGAAGGCGACGAAGTCCGCGGGCCACACCCGCAAGCACACCGCGACGAAGAAGCACCACAACACGAAGAAGCACACCGGGACGAGCAAGCACCGGCCCGACGCGCACCAGCTCCACGAGGAGCACCTGCACCACGAGCATGAGGAGCACCTGGCCCACGAGGCTGTCCATGCGGTGGCTAAGCCCGCGTCGCACGCCAAGCCGCGGTCCCTGGCGCTGGCCGGGACGGGCTGCTGCGCGACGGAGGCCCTGGCGGCTTCCCTGCGGCTGGCCGGGGCCTCCGTCACCGGCGCCGATGTGCTGGCGCTGCACCGGCTGGCCGGGGCTGATGACGAGACGGGCGCGCCGATCGGGGTGCTGCTGGCGGCGGCGGCCGAGTACGGGCTAGCGGGATTCCGCCCGGCTTTTGCGCCAGCGCTTCCACAGCGTGGTTACGAAGCCGCCCGCGAAGCTGCCTGCAAGAAGAGCTCCTATGAGCCACCAGAACTCAGGCCAGGACATGCCCTGATCCTAGGCGTCGAGCTGCCCGGGCCGCACGCGGTCCTGGCCACTCCGGACGGCTGGTGGTCGTGGGGTGAGCTGTGGTGCCCGTGCGAGTTCCCTGACGCGATGATCGAAGAGGCGTGGGCGGTGGCCTGGTCATGACGATCAGCCGCGTCTGCTACAGCAACCGGTCCGAGGCGCAGCGGAGCCTGGACATGTCACCCGGCATCGACGTCAATGCCGCCCTGGACCGGGCGCTGACCACCGCGGCGGACAACATCGACGGCCAGATGCATCGCGTGTTCTTCCCGTCCGACGACACCCGCTTTTTCGACTGGCCCAACCAGGGCGGCAGCGGAGGCGGCCAGTATGCGCAGCCCTGGCGTTACTGGCTTGACGACAACGACTGTGTCGTGCTGACGAGCATGGTCTCCGGCGGCGTCACGATCCCGCTGTCCGCCGTCTTCCTCGAGCCGGTGAACAACCCGCAGAAAGGCAAGCCGTACTACACCTACATCGAGCTCGACCGCAGCCAGTCGTATGCGTTCGGCAACAATGCGCAGACCCCGCAGCATTCGATCCAGATGGCGGGGACCTGGGGCTACGGGGCGGATGCGGACCCGGCGGGCCAGCTGGCCGCCAACGTCGGCGACGGCGACACGACGATCACCACGACGGATGGCAGTAAGGCCGGCCCGGGCGACCTGATCATCCTCGGCTACGGCCGCGGGTCGGCCCCGTTCCCGTCGGCAGCCGGGTACGCGGGCGCGCTGGCGCCGTACACCGGCGAGCGGATCCTGATCACCGACGTCGCCGCGGTGGCCACGGGACTGACCCAGTCCGGCTCGGGTGTCACGACAGCTAGTGACGGCGACCAGGCGCTGAGCACGACGGGCAGCGGGTCGCTGAACGTAGGCGAGGTGGTCGTCCTGGATCAGGAGCAGATGCTCGTCGAGCAGGTCGTGAACGGGATCGCGACGGTGCGCCGGGCGTTCGGCGGCACCACCCTGGCCGCCCACTCCGATGCCGCGGTGTACGCGTTCCGCCAGTTCAGCGTCAACCGGGCGCAGCTCGGCACGCCGGCCAGCTCGTACAGCTCGGCCGCGGCGGTGTACCGGCACCGGGTGCCGCCGCTGATCCGGGACCTCGCTATCGCGGAGGAGACGGGCCAGCTGCTGCAGGAAGGCAGCGGGTACGCGCGGACGGTCGGCACCGGGGAGGCGGCCCGCCCGGCAAGCGGGATCGCGATAGCTGACAAGTGGGACGAGGCCAGGACCCGGCACGGCCGGAAGGGCAGGCATCGTGGCGTCTGAGGGATGGATCTGCCCGCGCTGCCAGCTGGTGCTCGCGCCGCACGTGAACGAGCACCGGTGTGACCCGCCCGGGCCGGTTCCGGCTGTTGGCACCGGCGGCACCGGCGGCGGTGGCACCGGCGGGACGTTCGTCGCGGTCACCGAGGGCACCAGCTGGCGGGTGACCTGATGTCGTCGCTGAAGGTCACTGCTGCTGTCGGGGTGTCCGGTCCGATCTCTGACGGGAAGGCCGGGGATGCGCTCGGCCGGTACGAGGCCGACGTCCGGAAGGCGCTGGCCAGGCGGGCTGATGAGCTGCTGCTCGCGTTCCCGATGAACAAGACCGGCCGGTCGGCGGGCGGTTTCCGGGAGAACCTGCAGACCCTGCACCAGGGCGCCACGATCCGCGTCCGGGCCGGCCTGCGGACCGGGGTCACCTGGGGTCCGTGGCTGGAAGGCACCAGCAAGAGGAACTCGGACACGTCGTTCAAGGGCTATCACCTGTTCCGCCGGACCAGGCAGCAGCTTGACCAGGAAGCTGGCGGCATCGCCGAGCAGGAACTGCAGAAGTACCTGCCCGATATGGGCGGTGAGTGATGGCCGGCCTCGACGTCGACGCGGTCGTCGCCCTGTACGACGCGGTGGTTTCCCATGCCATGGCCGTCGGCCTGTTCAGCAACCGGGTCACCGACCATGAGCCGCTGAACCCGCCGTCGACGGGGCTGTCGTGCGCGGTGCTCCTCGGCCCGCTCGTGCCGCTTCCCCGCGCGTCCGGACTGCGGAAGACATCAGGGCGGCTGGAGTTCCATGTCCGCGTCTACTCGCCGGCGCCGCAGCTCCCGGCGGCCGGGATTGACCGGGGGATGCTGAAGGCCGTGGCCACGCTGATGGCCGCGTACTCGGCTGACTTCAGCCTGGTCACCGGCAGCGTCGCGGAGGGGCTGGTCAACATGATCGACCTGCTCGGCGCGTACGGGACGCCGCTGTCCGCGCAGCCCGGGTGGCTGACCCAGGACAGCGTCCCGTTCCGGGTCACCGACATCGTTCTGCCTCTGATCCTCAACGACATGTGGAGTCAGGCGTCATGACCAGCACGAAGACTAGCGGCCTCGGCCATCATTTCGCGTTCGGCGGGTACCTGATCGGCGGCGACATCCAGTCGGCCGACATGCACGGCGGTATCGCGCCCCTGGACGTCACCGACATCACCCAGTCCGCGCACAGCCGGATCGGGGGCCTGCGCGACGGCGAGATCAGCGTGGTCGCGTACATGAACCCGGCCGCGGCCCAGGAGCACGCGGCGTTCTCCCCGCTGACCCGCGCCGACGTTCTCACCATGTACGTGGCCGGGTCGACGGTCGGCGGCCCGGCGCTGTCGCAGAACAGCCTGCAGCTGAACTACGACCCGACCAGGGCTCCCGATGGCTCGCTGACGGAAAAGGTCGACTGCCAGGCGGACCGGTACGGGCAGGAGTGGGGTGTCCTGCTGACGCCGGGCCCGCGGACCGACACGGCGGCGACGAACGGCGCCAGCTACAACCAGGGCGCCGCCACCGCGTTCGGCGCGCAGGCCTACCTGCAGGCGATCGCGCTCACCGGCACCGACGTCACGGTCACGATCCAGCACTCGGCGAACAACTCCAGCTGGTCGACGCTGATGGCGTTCACCGAGATCGTCTCGGGCAACAGCAACCTGCCGCAGTCCGCGCAGCGCATCAGCATCAGCAACAGCTCGACGGTGGATCAGTACCTGCGGGCGATCACCACCACGTCGGGCGGGTTCACCAGCTTCAAGTTCATCGTCGCGATCAACATCAACCCGATCGCAGGGGTGGTCTTCTGATGCCGCCGCGCCTGGTCCTGCCCGCCGCCGAGTACCGGAAGAACGTGCCGCCGCTGATGCCCGCGAGCGCGTACAAGTCGTTCGCGATCCGCTCGCCGCGGGACACCACCGTCGTGGCCGCCTGCAAGGACGTGGGCTGCCAGAAGTGGGCGCACGGCTGGGAGACCGTCCTCGACGAGCGGGTACCCGCCCATGCCGAGGCGGCGGCGTGGATCCGGCTCCAGTCGGGCCGTACGTTCACGGAGAAACGCGACGCCAGCGGCCTGACCGTGCTCCGGTTCGAGGCGTTCCAGCGGTGCTTCGACAACCACCAGACCCGGCCCGAGAAGTACCTGGTCCGCGGCGGCGACTACCGCGGCAACCCGCGCCGCGAGAGGCGCGTGCACGCCCGCCCGGCCGACTGGGTGGAAGACATGGCCGGTCACCTCGACACCCTCAAGACAGCTCACGAAAGGGGCTAGCGGATGGCCAAGGAAAACGGCCTCGGATGGACCACATTCACAGTGGCCGACGCATCCAGCGTGGCGCAGGATATCCGCGACGATGTCACCGAGCTGTCGTTCTCCACGCCCCGCGGCGTGCAGGACGTCACCGGTATCGGCGTCAGCGCGCACGAGCGGCTGCTGCTGCTCGCGGACCTGTCCTACGACATCTCCGCCGTGTTCGACCCCGGGTCGGACCTGATGCATGAGGTGTTCTCCACGATCCCGTCGACGAGCGTGAACCGGGCGATCGCCAACGTGGTGAACGGCAAGACGCTGGGGCCGTGCAACTGCCTGCTGACCGACTATGCGCTCACCCGGTCGGCGACCGGCGAGTTCACGGCCAAGGTCCCCGCGGTCCTGGCCGACGGCGCAGTACCGACCTGGAGCTGACCGGCCATGGGTTACGTTCCGCGCCGCACGCTGTACAAGCTCGACTTCTCCGAGACGGAGCACGCCGGGCTCGAGGTGGTCACGAAGTCGGCGAGCATGGCCGCGCTGCTGGACATCCTCAGCCTGGCTGACGTCGTGGAGGCGGCAGGGCTGAAGAACGCCGACCGGACGCAGATGGACCGGCTGTTCAGCCTGTTCGACGAGGTCCTCGTCTCCTGGAACGTCGAGGCCGAGGACGGCGGCGCGGTCCCGGCGACGAAGGACGGCCTGCTGTCGCAGGACCCGGAGTTCGTCATGGCCGTCATCAACGCCTGGGCGCAGGCGATGGCGAAGGCGCCGACGGACCTGGGAAAAGGATTGGGCTCTGGCGGGATCTCGGCGGAGGCGACGGCGGCTCTGACGTCGGCGTCGACGAGCCTGCCGAGCTCGTAAGGGCCGAGATCCTGATCGGCCTGGCGGACAGGTGGCACTGCCCGCCGTCGGTGGTGCTGGAGCAGGACGCCGCGGTGCTGCGGCTGCTGGACGTGTACCGGATCGCTCACCCGCCGGAGGGAGGTGACATCTAGTTGGCCGACAACGTGGTGGAGGTGCTGGTCCAGTCCCGGGATCAGGCCAAGCCGGATATGGACGACCTGAAGGAGCGCCTCGCCGAGCTCGGCAGGCAGGTGGCCACCGCCCGGGCTGACGTCGACGACGAGGCCGCGGCCGCGAAGCTCGACGACCTGCAGGCGAAGCTGATCGACCTGGGGAAGCGGGCCGCGAACCCGAAGATCACCATGTCGGGCGCGATCAAGGCGGAGGCGCAGATCCACGCGGTCGAGGCGTCGCTGAAGAAGCTGGATGACACCGCGGCGGACGGCGGCCCGGGGATGAAGGCCCGGGCCCTGGGGTTCGCGGAGGCGGCCGCGTCGCTCACGGGCCTGGGTGACGCGATGGGTGTCGCCGACCCGGAAGCGTCGATGTTCCAGAAGGTGATGGCGGGGGCGGGGCTGGCGACGGGTCTGCTGGAACCGGTGGTGGCCGGGGTGACGGTGGCGGTGGGCGGCCTGGCGTCGGGCGTGGCGTCGGCGGGGATCGGGCTGGGCGTGTTCGCTGAGGTCGCCAAGTCCGCTTACTCGCAGGTGTCCGGCGCGGTGACGGCGTACCAGACAGCGCAGTCGACGACGGGTAAGGCTGCCGCGACGGCGATGGCGCAGTACAAGGCGGACATGGCGGCGCTGACCCCGGCGCAGCGGGCGTTCGCGGGGGCGATCAACGGGGCGGAGAACGCGTGGCAGTCGTTCGTGGCGGCGAACACGGCCGGGGTGACGCAGATCCTGGATAAGGGCCTGGGGCTGCTGCCGAAGCTGCTGGCGTCGATCCAGCCGCTGCTGGCCCCGGTGGAGCATGCCCTGTCGGGGCTGATCGGGCAGCTCGGCAAGGGCCTGGATTCCTCGGGTTTCAAGTCGTTCATGTCGTCGCTGGCGTCGAACACGGGCCCGGCGATCACCAAGCTGGGCGACGCCATCGGGCACATCGTCACCGGGATCGGCGGGATCCTGAAGGCGTTCATGCCGGTCAGCCAGGAGATCCTGGGCGGCGTCGACAAGATCACCGGGGCGTTCGCGAAGTGGGGCACGACGCTGAGCGGCCACAGCGGGTTCGCGTCGCTGATGGAGACGTTCAAGACTGAGACGCCGCTGGCCATGGGCGTGCTGAAGAACCTCGTCGTGGTGATCAAGAATGTGGCCTCGGCGATGGCGGGGGTCAGCACGGCGAGCAACTCCAAGACGCTGCTGCAGGTCCTGCAGCCGCTGTCGGGGATCCTGGCGGCCCTGTCCAAGAACCAGGACCTGGACCGGATCGCCCTGTACCTGCTGGCCGCCGCCGACGCAGGCAAGAAGCTGAAGAACACGTTCCAGGGGATCCAGGCGGCGATGGGCGTCTTCAAGACCGGGGCGTCGATGCTGCAGGACTTCAGCGCCGGGTTTTCGAACAGCGCGGCCGCGGCGTCGGAGGCGACGGGGGTGTGGGGGACGTTCGGCGGGAAGATGGCCAGCGCCGGCTCGTCGGTGGCGTCGTTCGTGTCGACCTACGCGGCGAAGATGGGCGAGGCGATGGCCGCGACCGGCGCATGGATCGCCGAGCACGCGGTAGCTGCCGCGTCGTTCATCGCGGAGAACGTGGCGATGGCGGCGTCGGCGACGGCGGCGTTCATCGCGGAGAACGCCGCCACGCTGGGGCTGGTCACGGTGATCGCGGCGCTGGTCGCCGCGATCGTCTACCTTGCGTTGCACTGGAAGCAGGTCTGGTCCGACATCGAGACCGTCACGAAGGCGGTTTTCAGCGCGGTCAAGGACGCGGTCACCGATGTGGTCGACTTCATCAAGTCTCACTGGCAGCTGCTGCTGGCGATCCTGACCGGCCCGATCGGCCTGGCGGCGCTGGCCATCGTGAAGTACTGGAAGGACATCGTCACCGGCGCGCAGGACATGTTCCACGACGTCGTGTCGTTCTTCGAGGAGCTGCCGAAGCGGATCCTGTCCCTGGTCGTGGGCTACAACATGATGCTGTTCAACGCCGGCAAGGCGATCATCATGGGCCTGGTCCACGGGATCGAGTCGGCGGTCGGCGACGTCGAGCACGCGGTCTCCAGCGTGGTCGATGACATCAAGTCGTTCCTGCCGTTCTCCCCGGCGAAGCGGGGCCCGCTGTCCGGGGCCGGGGCGCCGGACCGGTCCGGCGCGTCGATCGCGGCGATGCTCGCCCAGGGCATGGAGTCCGGCCGCGGCGCGGTGGCCGCGGCGGCGTCGCACCTGGCGGGGGCGGCCGGGGTCGGCCCGGGCGGCTACGCGGGCACCGCGGCCGCGGCCGGGGGCGGCGGCGGGGACATCGTGTTCCGGCTCGGCGGCGGATCCGGGCTGGACCAGATGTTCATGACCTGGCTGAAGAACAGCGTCCGCACAGGCGGCGGCGACCCGAACATCTTTACGAAGAAGGTGAAGTTCCTGTGACGGACGAACCGGAGGTACCGCCGGACGGCGGCCCGCAGGAAGGCCCGCAGGGCGAGCCACCGGTGATCTCGTTCTCCGGCGTCGTGACGCTGCCCACGGCGGCGGTGCGCAGTGAATAACCCGTTGTTCTATGACCTCACCGAGGAAGCGGCGCTCAACGCCCGCACGGCGCTGCTGAACAGCGGCTTCCTGGCGATCTACACCGGCAGCCAGCCCGCGCTCGACGGCAGCCTGACCGGCACGCTGCTGGTGACGCTGTCGTTCGGGTCGACGGCGTTCGCGGCCGCCACCGCGGCGGCGGGGACCGCGACGGCCACGGCCAACGCGGTCGCCTCCGGGACGGCAGGCAACACCGGGACCGCCGGGTACTTCGCGCTGCTCAAGAGCGACGGCACCACGGTGGTCATGACCGGCACGGTCGGCACCAGCAACGCCGACCTCGTCGGCCCGTCGACCAGCATCACCAGCGGCGCGACGGTGCAAGTCAGCTCGTTCCAGGTCCTGCAGCCGCAGAGCGGCGGATAGGAGTAAGTCATGCCGGCTACCGACTGGCTAGCCATCGGGAATAACACCGTCTCCGGCGCTGGCCTCGGCGCCGGGTCCGCCTATGCGAGCTCGGCCGCGCTGACCGATGTCAGCCCGGCCCCGCAGTACATGAGCCAGACGTGGGGGCCGGTGTGCGTGGGCCAGAAGTGGCGGTGGGTCGCCTACTTCATCGCGTCGAATACGGGTACGCCGACGCTGGCCGTGGGTATCTACTACGGCGGCATCGCAGGGACGGCACTCCAGACGAGCGGGTCCATCACCACCACGACGGCCATGTCGAACTGGCTGTGGCGGATGGAGGTCGATTCTGAGGTGATCGCGGTCGGCACGTCGGGGACGATCCGGTCCTACGGGTGGATCGACATCCCGACGTCGGCGACCGCTGTCACGCGCCAGCAGATGAACGGCACCGCGCAGGACGTCACGGTCAACACGACGACCACCAGCGCCCTGACCGTCGGCGCCCAGTGGGGCACGAGCAACTCGAGCAACACGCTGACCGTCAAGGGCTTCAAGATCGAGCAGGGCTAGCCCGCGGGGCGGTAACCGGTGACGCTCGCTCCCGTCCAGTACGCCTGGAACTCGGCCACGTCGGCTGGCAGTCTTACTGTCACGCTCGGCGGCGCCGATTCCGGCGGCACGTCTCCCGGCCCGACGACGGCCGGGAACACCCTGGCCGTCTGCGTCCAGGTGTTCGGCGGCGCCACCGTCAGCAGCGTCCATATCGGCGGCAGCGCGGATAACTTCGCCAAGGCTGCCGGGGTGGTCGACGACGCTAACTCGGACTGCGAGACCTGGATCGACGAGGGCTGCGCGGGCGCGCAGACGTCGGTGGTCATCACCTTGTCCGGCACGGCGGACGTGGTCCAGGCCTACGTCCTGGAATGGCCCGGGCTGCTCACCACCGGCCTGGTCGACAAGACGAACCACGGCACCACCAGCTTCGGTACCTCCTGGTCGTCGGGATCCACCGGCACGCTGAGCCAGGCGAGCGAGGTGGTCATCGGCGCCGTGGCTGCTACCCCGGCCAGCACCACCACCCTGACGACGCCCGGGGGGTCGTGGACTGAGCTGCCCCAGCTGTCCGCCGCCGATTCAGGCGAGACCAGCTACCTTGGCGTCGGCTACCAGTCGGTGAACTCCACGTCGGCGCTGACCTACTCCGGGACCACCGCGGACAGTTCCCTCATCGCCGCGGTGATCGTCACGCTGAAGGCCGCGCCGCCGCCGTCCGCGCCGGGCAGGGCGCCCGCGCCGCCGTCGCCGTTCACGCCGATGAGCTTGCCGCGATACTGGCAGCCGCCGCCGCCCGGGCCGGTGATCTCGTTCTCCGGCGTCATATCGGCTGCCGCGGCCGCGGTCGCAGGTGACCAGTCACCGCCCGTCCTGTCCGGCTCGCCGTCGGCCGCCCCGGCCGCGGTCGCAGGTGAGTTCAGCGTTTTCAATTTCTTCCCGGATTCACCGCTCGGCACGAAGGTCGAGCTGCTGATCAACGGCACCTGGACCGACATAACGTCGCCCTGGGTGCTGTACGAGCAGGGCATCAAGATCACCCGCGGCCGCCCGGACGAGACGCAGTCGGTCACCGCGGCGCAGTGCACGCTGCGGGTCCGGAACGACGACGGGCGGTTCAGCCCGTCGAACACGGCCGGGGCGTACGCGCCGTACCTGGGCCGGAACACGCAGATCCGCGTGTCGGTCGACGCCTGGGTCGATGCGTCCGGCACGCCGGTCAACTACGACGGCTTCCGGTTCTGGGGCGAGTGCGCCTCGCTCAAGCCTGGCTGGGATCAGTCCGGCAACTTCCGGTATGTCGACATCACGGCGGCCGGGCCGATCCGCCGGTACAGCCAGGGCAACGCCACCATCGGGTCGGCCTTGCGCAGGTACTACACGCGGCTGACGGGCAGCCTGGTGCCGTACGGCTACTGGCCGGACGAGGACGTCCAGGGTGCCAGCGAGTTCGCGTCGTACGTCGCCGGGGTGCCCGCGATGGGCTTCACCGGCTCGCCGCAGCTCGCCTCGGATTCCTCGTTCGGCGGTTCGGACGCGATCCCGGCCGTCAACTCGAGTTCGTGGCACGGGCAGACCGGGGCGGCGTCGGACCCGCCCGGCGCGGGCTCCATCGTCCAGTTCACGCCCGGTACCTATAACTGGAGGTGCCCGCCGGGCGTCACCGCGGTCACCGGCGTCGACACCATCGGCGGAGGCGGCGGCGGGGGCGCGGCGGGCCCGCACGCGGGCGGCGGCGGCGGTGGTGGTGCCGGCCAGTCGCTGGCCAGCTCGATCGCGGTCACGGCCGGGACGACATACCAGTACGTGGTCGCTGAGGGCGGCCAGGCCGGCGCGTCGCTCGGTGCGGGCGGCGGCCCGGGCGGTACGTCGTCCTGGACCGGCGACACGCAGGCGTGCACGGCGGGAGGCGGCCAGGGCGGTGAGGGCGGCGACACGTCAACGGGCGGCGACGGCGGGACGGGCACGTACGCGGGCGGCGAGGGGGGCACCGGCCAGGAGTCGGTCACCACGTCGGGGAGCCTGTACTTCACCGCGAACACGGGCGGCACCGGTGGCGCCAGCGGAGGGACGGCCGGGCAGGTCAGCTTCGGGTGGCAGTCCCCGGCCGGGGTGGAGGAGATCCAGGCGGCCGTCGGCGGTGGCGGCGGCGGCGGCGGGGGCGGCGGCCAGGACTCCAACGGCACCGGCGGGGCGGGCGGCGGCGGCGGGGGCCTCAACACTGAGACGGTCCAGGTCACGCCCCTGACCCAGTACAACTTCCTCGCGGGTAACGGGGGGAACGGGGGTAACTCCGCGGCTGACGGGCAGGCCGGCGGTGACTCGGTGATCACCGGCACCGACAACGGCATGGGCGGCTTCACCTCGATCACCGGCGGCGGCGGGAGCGGCGGCGGGAGTTCTGCCGGTTCAGGCGGGGCCGGCTCGGTGCCCGGGTCTTCTGGCGGCGGGTCGGTCAAGTCCGAGCCTGGCGAGGGCATGGGCGGCGGCGGTGGCGGTGGCGGCGGCGGTGGTGAGAACGGCACCGGCGGGACCGCGGGTGCCACGAATGACCCGCAGCCCCCGGGCGCCGGCGGCGGGAACGGGGCGACTGGCGGGTGGGGCGCGCAGTCCAATGGCGGGTCCGGCGCGACGAACGGCGCCACGGGGTCTGGCGGCGAGATCCTGGACGCAGGCGGCGGCGGCGGTGGTGGCGGCGGGGCGGTTACTAACACCTCGGGCAATGTCGGCGGTGGCGGAGGCGCGGGCTGGTGCTACTGGTCCTGGAGCGTGACCGGGCCCACTGGCGGCGGGGGTGGCGGCTCTGGCGGGATGAGCGGACCCGGTAACGCGGGCAGTAACGACGGGACCGGCGGCCTGCCTGGCGGTGGCGGCGGCGGAGCTGGCGGTAACCAGGGTGCCCCGAGCGGGATCAACGGGCCCGGGGCGGGCGGCGGGGGCGGGGGCGGGATCCCGGCCAGCGCGACCACGACGGCGGCGGCCGCGGCTAACGGCGGCGCGGGCGTCGTGTCGTTCGCCTGGTCCGGGGGCGCCATCTCGCCCGTCGCCGCGGATATCGTCCGCTTTTTGCTGGAGATAGACTCGGCGGGCGGCACCGACGGGGCGATCCTCGCGCGGATCATCACCTACGGCACCGTCGAGCGGATGGACCTGCTCTACCACACCGCCGACGGGGGTTCCCTCGAGCTGATCGGCTACAACTCCGGCGGCACGCAGCTGTTCGACTCCGGGACGGTGCTGGCCGGCCTGAACGGCACCCCCGTCATGATCGACATCGAGCTGACCGCGAACGGCTCCGGCGGGGCCAGCTGGTCGCTGGCCGCGATCGAGCCCGCCGCCAGCTCAGCGCTCGGCACCTTCACCGGCACCGTCAGCAGCGTGACCGTCTCCAACGTGTCCGACGTCTACATCAGCCCGGACTCCGACATCAGCTTCGCGTCGGCCGGGCACATCGCGGTGCAGACCTACGCCGACCCGCTGACCACCCTGGCGCAGGTGATGGCCGGGTACGCGGGCGAGCTGGCCGAGACGCGGCTGGCCCGGCTGTGCGCCGAGGAAGGGCTGAACTTCACCCTGGTGGGGCCGTCCGGGGTGACGCCGCAGATGCAGGCGCAGCAGGACGACACGTTCCCCAACGTCATCCAGAGCTGCGAGGACGCCGACAGGGGGCTGCTATTCGAGGACCGCAACAGCTTCGGCCTGGTCTACGCGAGCCGGGTCAGCATGCAGGGGCAGACGCCCGCGCTGACGCTCGACTACTCACTCGGCCAGGTGGCGTTCCCGATGCAACCCGACACTGACGACCAGTACACCCGCAACGACATCGCGCTGACGAGGAACAACGGGTCGAGCGCGACCGCCGTCCAGCAGACGGGCCCCATGTCGGTCCAGGCGCCGCCGAACGGCGTGGGCGACTACCTGTACACCCTCACCTGCTACGTCTACGAGGATTCGCAGCTGGCGAACATGGTGGCGTGGATGCTGATCGTCGGCACCGTCGCCGACGAACGCTTCCCGGTCATCAGCATCAACATGGCGCGGCCGGAGATCGTGGCGCTGTTCGCCACGGCAGCCGGGATCGACATGAGCGACTACCTGCAGATCGTCAACCCGCCGTCGTGGCTGACATCGCTGCCCATCCAGCAGCTCGCGTGGGGGACGGACGAGACGATCTCCAACCTCACCTGGCGCCTGGACTTCAACGCGGTCCCGGAGTCGCCGTACAGCACAGGGAACCCGCCGACATGGTGAAACGGATCCTCAAATGGTCGCCAGTCATCGGGCTGGCGCTGCTCATCGCGTTCTGGCGGTTCGGCGTCCAGCACTGGCTGGCCGTGCACACCGGCAGCGTGAACACGCCCGGGACGCCGCCGAACTACAACTTCTTCTCAGGCTCCGGCTCGGACCTGCAGGAGATCACCCTGCTCGGGATCTTCGCCGGGGTGTGGCACCGGGTGAACTGCCACGAGGACGGGTGCTGGCGGATCGGCAGGCACACGGTCGACGGCACGCCGTGGTGCAACCGCCACCATCAGGCGGCCAGGCAGGACAATCAGGCTAGCCAGGACCGATGAGGACGGAAGAGGTGACATGAGCCCGGAATGGCTGACCGCGCTGACCGCGCTCGTCGTCGCTGTCGCCGGGTGCGTGGCCTGGGCGCTGCGGTGGGCGTGGCGGATCCTGCGGCGCATCAGTCACTTCCTCGATGACTATGCGGGCCAGCCCGCCCGCGACGGCCTGCCTGCCCGGCCGGGGTTCATGGCCAGGCTGGCATCGGTCGAGGAGTCGCTGGCTCACGTGGTCACCGAGACGAGCCCGAACCATGGCACGTCGCTGCGGGACATCGTGATACGCACGGCGTCGGATGTCGCCGACATCAAGGCCGAGCAGGCGGCGGTACGTGTCCGGCTGGAAGTGTTCGACGCCGGGCGCGCGCCGCGCGGGAAGGAAGGACATGAGACGACTTAAGGTCACGCCGATGCAGGCCATGGGCGGCCTGGTCGCGCTCACGCTGATCGTGGGTGGCGGCAACCTGTGGTCGAGCTACGATCAGGCCCGGTCGCAGGCCCGTGCCGTGCTGGCCGCCGAGCAGCGTGAGCAGGCCGAGCAGCAGCGGGCGGCGCAGCTCCTCGAGGAGAAGCTGTGCACGACGCTCGGGCGGCTCGAGGCGAACAAGCCGCCGGCCGGAAATCCGGCGACGAACCCTAGTCGCGAGTACGACCAGAACAACCACGCGATACTCGACGAGCTCGGCCCCGATATCGGCTGCAAGCAGAGGAGCACACCGTGACGCAGACCACCGTCGTCCAGGGCCTGGATATCTCAGACTGGCAGGGCGCCTACGACTGGGAGCAGTGGAAAGGCCGGATCGGGTTCGGCGCGGCCAAGGCCGCCGAAGGTGACGCGGTCACCGACCCGGACTTCGGCCACAACTGGAACGCCATGTGGGAACTCGACCGGCTGATGCCCCGGTTCGCCTACCTGTACTTCCACGCGGGTCTTGACCCGGTCGTCCAGGCGGCGCACCTGGTGGCCACCGTCCGCGGCCACGGACTGCTGCCCGGCGACAACTTCCTGTTCGACTTCGAGGAGACCGAGCCGGGATCCGGCCGGAACGACGGCATCCCGCCCGCTGTCGCCGCGGCCCGGGCCAGGATCTGCCTGCAGCGGATCAACGACCTGGCCCCAGGTCACCGGGTGCTGGTGTACCTGTCCCCGTCGTTCGCGGCCGAGGGTAACAGCGACGGCCTGGACCCGTGGCACCTGTGGGCGGCCGACTACGGGGTGGACACGCCCGCGGTGCCTGCGCCGTGGAAGACGTGGACGTTCTGGCAGTGGACCGATCAGCCCGTCGACCGGGACCGGTTCAACGGGACCGGAGAGCAGCTGCTCGAGTTCTGCCGGATGCCGGCCAAGCGCTGAGGGCGGAGGGCGGGCACACGTCCCTCGGGGGGGAGGAGAGAGGGTGCCCGCCCGCGCCCCCGCGCGGCTGGCCACCGCGGGGTAAGCGGCCAGCCGCAGCCCTAGACGCCGGAATGATCGTCGTCGGCGCCGAGGGATTCCAGCTTGTCGAGCAGCGCCTCCAGCGTGTACCGGTTGATCTCGGTACTGCCATCAGCCTCGGGAATGACAGCTTTCCAGTACTTGCCGTGATAGGTGATCACGGTGTCCGGGTGCGCGGCCTCGTACGCCTCGCGCCTCGGCACCTGATCGGCATACTCGGGTTCGCCCCTGACCATCGCCGGGTAACCCATCGCGAGAATCCCCCCCTCGGTAGCCCGGGCCGCCGCGACGGAGCACCGGCGGGCCGGGAATCCCACTGTAACCGGGATGGGAAGGTCTGTACCTGCCCGTACCGGGTAGTTCTTACTTACCTCTGCCCGTCTACGCTGTTGAGCATCATGGGTGATGCACGTGAGGTTATTGATTACGGAGTGGCGGCGCCGGTTTACCGGCAGCTCGCCGCGATCCTCCGTGCCCGCATCCTGGCCCGCCGGATCGACCCGGGCCACGTCGTGCCGTCGGAGAAGCAGCTAGAGCAAGAGTTCGGCCTCTCCCGGAACACCAGCCGCCGGGCAATCGCGCTGCTGCGCGACGAGGGCCTGGTCGTCACCGTCGCCGGGCGCGGCTCCTACGTGGTCAGCGAGGCCGAACTCCGCGAGTATCAAAGCTCCCAGCCGGACTAGCCGCGGCCCGTTCGCGTGGGTGATCCTGGCGTCGTGGCCGCGGCGCCCCAGCGCCAGCATCACCTCGGTCACCAGCGCGGCGGCGTCGGACTCACGGACCATCGGTCTCCTCTCAGGCAAGGGACTGCCCGCCGGGGGAGTCACCGCAAGACATCCCGGCGGGCAGTCGGTCAGTCAGCCCTACGGGCTGGTCGAGCCCTCGGACAGGTCGAACTCCGAGCCGGTACTGTCCAGGCTCGAGTTCGCGGACAGGATCGGCTGGCTGGATGCGTTGACCAGCACGCCCTGCCGCAGGTTCCAGTGCCCCGGGACGTGAATGCTGCCGAACTGCCTGGACGACGAGTAGTAGTTCGCGGCCGCGCCGGTGAACTGGGTCAGCAGGATGCTCGCCGGGGCGGTCAGGTCCGGCGTGGCCGTCAGCGCGCCGATGCCGAACTCGTAGAAGTTCTCCGGCGGGGTGCTCACGGTCGGGTTGCGGCAGCCCCACGTCTGGTCCGGGTCGCAGACGGTGAACTCGACGGTGTGATGCCGGGCCCTCGGGTTGTAGTAGATGGAGAGCTGCACCTGGTCGCCGGTCGCGACGGGCTGCGCGGTGCCCTCCCCGGCGATCGGCGTGCCGGTGCCGCCATTCAGCAGGCCGCCCTGGATGCAGTCATCCTCGTAGGTGCCGGTCAGCGTGCCGGTGCCGTACTCCACCACGTACACCCCGGCCGACGGCGACTCGATGCCGAGCTGGAACGCGTGCCCGGTGTTCGGGTCGCACAGTTCCAGGCCGACGGCGCCCTCGGCGCCGGTGCCGTTCAGGTCAACCAGCGACGTGCTGGCCTGCAGCGTCCCCTGCACATACCGGAACCTGGTGCGGCCGTTGTCGACGGCGTAGTAGCCGGCCTCGCCGCCGCTAGTCGTGGCGGTGATGCTCGTGACCGGTACGGCCGGGACCGCCGCGGTGGCTGGCAGTGCCGCGAGGGCGACGCCGAGCAGGGCCGCGGCCAGCGCGGCGCCTGCGGCCTTCAAGTACCTCATGATCACTCCTTCCGCCGGGGTCGGTCCCCGGACGTCTCAGGTGCCCGCCAGCAGCACGACCGCGAGGCACGTCAGGCCCAGCGCGGTGGCGGCCATGACCCCGGCCAGATGGGCGAGGAAACGCACGCTCATTCAGCCATCACCGCCGCACTGGATCGCATGGCCCGGAGCGGTCGTGGCGTACCCGCACGCCGCGCATCTCGCCGCGGGGGGGGGGCGCCGCGGCTGGTATATCCGCTGGCATATTCCCGGCGGCTGGCTGGTCGTCCAGCGGATCCGGGCCAGGGCCCATGAACGCATCGAGCTGCCGGCGCCCGATCACGGCGCCCGCGCCCTCGTACACGTAAGGCTGGGCGGCCAGCTCGGCCTCTACCCGCGCGGCGATCTCAGCGCGATCGGGGCGCGGGTAAGGCGCCCATTCGGCAATCGGCCCGGAAACTGGAGGCTCCTGCCTCGCCGGGTGCCTAGGCACCGGAGGCCTCCGTGGCCGGCGCGGCCGGATAGGCATCGCCGCCGCCCCCGGTTTCTGCAGGCCGCAGGTTGTACGTCTGGTAGTCGTCGCAGTAGCCCGGGCAGCGGCACCCGCCGCAATTCCAGCAGTGCTGGTGGCGGCAGCGGTCGTCGCCATCGTCGTAACAGCCCTCGTTTCCGCAATCGTGTTCGCAGTACTCGTCGTCGTAATCGTCTTCGGCGTCGTCAGACGCCGGGGCTTCCGGCTTCCATCCGGTTCCGGGCTCACCGGCGAGCAGCGTGTACCGCTCGCTGTCGCCAGCGCCCTCGATCTCCTCGACGGTGACATCGGCGCGCTGCCGGGCGGCGGTAAGGAAGTAGTCCGCGTGCTCGCCCGGGCACATGACGAGCCACGTCTCGCGTTCTTCGGGGCCGCGTCCCTCGAGCCAGTTGGAGATCGGCGCGGTGGCAGCCCACGCGTCCATCCGGCTACCGGGCGACGCCGTGACCAGGAACCTGCGGACGCTCACTCGAAGGCCCAGGCTTCCGGGTCGGTGATCTGCGCGGCGGCCTTGCGGATCGCGGCGGCCAGCTCGCGGATCTGGTCCGGGGCGGCGGCGGCGAGGACCTCGACGGCCCCTGCGAGCTTCTCCGCATCGTGGGCCTTGAGCCACAGCGCGCCGGCCACGCCCGAGCTGGAGGTCACCGAAACCTGCGGGCCGCCGCTGTTGTCGCCGATCTGGACGCGGCCAGCGGCGACATAGTCCCAGGCCGGAGTGCGGATGAACGTCGCGCCGTCCGAGTGGTGGCTGAACACCAGGCCGGGCCCGCGCTCCTCCTCATGGTCGATGGTGCACCACGGCGGGCACGGGTGGCCGTTGCGGTTGGTGGGGGTGGCGGGCGCGCACTGGTGAGGGCTCCTGGCGTGCGGCAGGGCGCTGTAGGTAGCGCCGCATCCGGTGCACGTGTATTCGGTCCACTCGTCCGGCTTGGCGGTGTCTGCGGTGATGGTCATTGCGGTGACTCCCTTTGATGCTGGTCAGGCGGTCTGCCGGACGCCGCGCGTCTGCCGCTTGATGTAGTCGGCCAGGTCGTCGCTGCGGACGCGTGTCTTCGACTTCCGCGACCCGGGGGCAGCGATGTCGACGGCGCGGAGCGCTCCGGCTGCGATCAGCCGGTACACGTGCATCCCGGACACGTCACCCAGCAGCTCGGCAGTCTGGGGGATCGTGTAGAGCCTGAGCTCCGGATGTCCTGGATCGGGACGCGTAACGGCGTTCTGCATGAGCACAGGGAATCACATGATGCCACTGGACGCAACCTGATCTAGGACATAGGATCTCGTCCTGATGGAGGACGCTTATGTCACAGGACACCACACAGGCCCACCCGGCCTATCAGGGGCTACCGGCTGACCTGACAGACCAGATCTTCGCCCGGCGTCTGCGGGTCATCCGCCAGGCCGCCGGGATGACACAGCAGCAGCTCGCCGAGCTGACAGGGATGCACCGCAGCGCGATCGCGAAGATCGAGGCCGGCGGCCGGGTCGTCTCGGTCGGCGAGGCCGTCCAGCTCGCCGCCGCGCTCGGCACCACCGTGGCCGAGCTAGCGGCCGATCCCGCCGACGGCGCTGACCGGGCCCGCGTCGAGGCGCAGGTGCGGCTCCGCAGCGCCGAACACGAGGCCGCGCGCCGGCACGAGCTGATGGAAGAGGCGCGGCTCCTTTATATGCACGCGCTCGAGGCGGCCGAGGACGCGCGGCAGCAGCTGGCCGCGCTAGACGGGGAGGACTGACCGATGGCCTACATCCGGAAGCTGCCCTCGGGTAAGTGGCAGGCCGAAGTCCGGGGCCCGGACGGCCGCAAGCACACGTTCAGCGACAAGCTGAAGTCCGTCGCCAAGGCATGGGCGGCCGAGGAGGAGGGGCGGTTCGCCAGCGGCGACAGACGCGACCCGCGCGCCGGCGAGATCCGGGTCGGTACCTGGTATGCCCGGTACGCGGCCGCGTCTGGCGTCCAGGCCATCACCGCCACCAAGAACCGGTCGCTGTGGACCGTGCACTGCGAGCCGAAGTGGGCGCGCTGGCGCATGTCGGCGATCACCCGGATGGAAGCGCAAGGGTGGGTCGGCGAGCTGCGGCAGACCCGGCTCGCCCGGTACCGCGGCCGCGACGTCCAGGACGGCGACGACGCGCCGGTGCTCTCGGCCGCCACGATCGCCGACGTCGTGCACATCATGTCGGCGCTGTTCCGCGCCGCGGTGAAAGAACAGCCGCCGCTCGTGCTGGCCAACCCGTTCGCCGACCTCGCCCTGCCGGTGATCGAGCCGCGTCCCGTCGAGTTCTACGAGCGCGACGAGGCCGCGGCACTGTACGAAGCCGCCGCGGAATGGCGCACGCTGATCGAGCTCGGCATGGACGTCGGCCTGCGCCCGGGCGAGCTGTACGGGCTGCACGGCCACCGCGTCGACTGGCTGCGCGGCCAGCTGGCCGTGGTCGACGTGATGACCCGCCAGGGCCTGCGGCAGTGGCCGAAATCCAAGCGGTCCCACCGGGTCGTGCCGGTGCCGCCCGCGACGCTCGAGGCCATGTCGGCGCTGATGGCCGGGCGTCCCCGGGATTCCCTGGTGTTCACCGCGCCGGAGGGCGGCCCCGTGACCGACGGGCACTTCCGCAACCGGATCTGGTACCCGGCGATCGCCGAGGCCGGCGTCCGCCGGTGGCCGCCGCGGATCATGCGCCACACCGCCGCCTCGTGGCTGGTGCAGGACGGCGTGCCGCTGTACGACGTCCAGGCACTGCTCGGCCACGAGGACTATGCCACCACCCAGCGGTACGCCCACCTCGCCCCGAACGCCCACAATAAGGTGATCGAGTCGTGGACCCGTAGGGCAGCCACATCATGACGGTACTATCGGCCCGCGAAGCGGAAGACAAGCGGTTCGGCCTCTTCGTCCGCGGGCTGCGCGAGGGCCGCGGCTGGAGCCAGGATCACGTGGCCGCCGCGATGCAGGATCTCGGGTTCGGCTGGGTGCAGACCACGGTATCCAAGACCGAAGCCGGGCAGCGTTCCGCGACGCTGATCGAGGCAGGCGCGCTGGCGCGGATCTTCGGCGTCGCCCTCGAATCATTCTTTCCAGAATCAGGAGCAGATGAGATGAGCGGACCGGACATCCAGTACTTCGACCACGACGGGACCTGGGTAAGGCCCGAGCGGGCCGCCGCGGCGGATGTCCTTGTCGTAGGCGGCGGCGGCGGTGGCTCGCTCGGCGCTGATGGCCAGCCCGGCGAGGCTACGGTGAAGCGGTTCACTGCACCAGACATCCCGGCCACCGTGGACATCCAGATCGGCAAGGGCGGCCGGGGAACTGACGGCGGCCAAGATGGCCGGGACGGCTGCGCAGTGGTCGTGACGTACCTGGAGGGCGAAGACAGCACCGCCCCGGACTGGGTTGAGCTTCTACGGGCTCGCGGATGAGCCGATTTTCAGGCTCCTGCCGCACGTGTGCCGCACGGACGGAAAGAAGGCCAGCTCCCCGGACAGGGAAGCTGGCCTTTTGCCTGGTCAGACTGGTCGGGGTGGCCGGATTTGAACCGGCGGCCTCTTCGTCCCGAACGAAGGAAGAGGCGCAGGCAGGAACCCGCGCCACCCCGGCGACCTGCTAATAAACTCCACATGGCATAACATCACGCCCCAGGAAATCACGCGCTCTTGCCGCACGTCTGCCGCACGGGCTCACTGGTCGTCCTGCCACTTGCCGGTGAACGGGTCCTGGCTGATCTCGGCCATCGCGATGTTGTACCCGCCGCTGGCATGGCCGGTGCTGAGCACTTTGCCGTCGATCAGGATCTCCACCGTCACGCTCCCGGAGCCCTGCAGCTGAGCCTGGATGTCGTAGTAGGCGGGATCGGCGAGCTTCTTCGTGATCCGCATCGGCACCGACCCGGTCAGGTCGCTGCCGGAGGGCCCGTAGGTCACATCGGCGCCGGGCGTGCCCTTCACCACGTAGGTGACCGTCTGGGTGGCGGCCGCGGCCGCGGTGTGCCGTGCGGCCGTGCCAGGCGCGGCCGAGCTGCTGCCCGCCGCTGACGGTGCCGACGTCGCGGCCGCGGGGGCCTGGCCGCGGCCGCCGGACAGCGCCGCCGAGATCGCGATGATAACCACCACGAGGCCGAGGACTGAGAACAGCACCGCACGCAGGCCGCGCCGCTTCCGTCTCCGGCCCGGCGGCCCGGGAGGCTGAGGCGGCGCGTACGGCTGCTGCCACTGCGGCGGAGGCGGCGCCTGGCCGTAGGGCTGCTGCTGGCCGTAGGGCGGCCAGGGCTGCTGCGGCGCGTACTGAGGCTGGCGGCCAGGACCTGACGGCTGCTGCCCGTAAGGCGGTCTTGGCGGCTCCTGATCGTGCGACATAAGTTTCCCTCTCCCCTTTCTGGTGCCTATGTGACGCGGTACTGCCATGAAAGGTTTGCCCGGGTAAGGACAAGGTCACCTCACGGCTACAGCGTTCGGGCCGCCGACGCTATCCGGGATTGCACTCAGCACGCATTTGTGACCGTCTGCGCTGAGGCAGTTGCCGCAGACCATCATCCCGTCCGCGACGTCGCCGACATGCCAGTCGCACAGATCGCGCTCACCGATGTGCTCGTGAACGCAGCCCGCTATGACCGTCTTGATGGCTGGCCGCTGGCACTTGTAGCCCGATCTGGCGTCGTAGCCCATGCAGGTCATCGCGGCTCGTCCCTCTCGATCGCGGTGCGGATGATGGTAGCCCGGCCGGGCCGCCCGGAGTCTCCGGGCGGCCCGTTGCGGGGCTTACTGTAACTGGCTACTTGCCTTTGCCGGAGCAGTCAGCGTTGCCTGCTGGCCCGCTCGTGGAGATGCCCTTGGTGTGGCCGCCGACGATGGGTGCGGCCGGGCACTTCGCGTCCTGGCAGTTTCCGTTGTCGTTGTTGCTCATTGCGTGTTCCTTTCGGTGATGGCGTCCCCGGCTGTTCCGGGGATCACGATGCGGGCCGGGCTGTCCGGCGCCGCGTGGTAGTGGCTGTGGTAGTGCAGCTCGATCGCGGCCGGGGCCGCCTGTGCGATCTGTCGCGCGGCCGCCGCCGCGAGCCGGGCCGGGCGGGTGGTTTCCAGCTCGGCCGCGTGCTGCAGGGTCTTGCGCCGCAGCAGCACGGCGCCCACGACGGCACCGACGACCACGGCGGCCAGGAAGGCGGCGATGTACCAGATGAGCTGCAGGACGATCTCCGCCACGACGTAGACGACCACCACCAAGGCGACCGGGCCGCCCAGCCCGCGGAGGTCAGGGCCGCTGCTCTGCCAGGTGCCGGAGCCCTGCCACGTGCCGCGCGCCATCAGTCCGCCTCCCGTCGCCGCTCGACGCGCTCGCGGATGGTGTCGGCGGCGAGCACGGCGCCGCGGTGGACGAGCTGCGCGCCGGGCCGGAACTGGCGGCCCGTTCCCTGGCACCGTCCGCAGGCCGACCGGGCGCGGCCGCGTCGTTTGCGGCTGCCGCTGGCGCTGCACTTGCGGCAGCCCATCTTCGGCACGGCGAGCACGAACAGGCCGTAGGCGGTGACCGCGGCCAAGCCGAGCAGGATGTCACGCATGATCGTGATGAGCACGGCAGTCTCCTATCCGCTGCTGTGATTCCGGGGGCACGCGGCCACGCCTGCATCGAACCCGGCATCGAACCCGGCCGCTTCCCCCTGGTGCCATCCGGTCCTGTACGCCACGCACTGAGGGCGCTTGCACTGGTCGTCGCGGCACGACTCGAACGGGTGCTGCTCGGCCTGCCGCTTCTTGCGGGCCTTGGCGCGCTCGGCGGCCTTGGCCTTCTTGGCTGCCCGGGACTTGCTGGCCTTGAAGTCCGACTTCGGCTTGCAGACGTGCGTGAGCGGGTTGCCGAGCGGCTTGTTGCACGTCTCGCACTTGCCGAACGTGACCTGCGGTTTGAGCGTGGCGCGGCGCCCCGCCGCCCGGCCGCTGCTGACTACGCAGTCGTGCCTGATGCCCGTCCGCGGCTTGCCGCACCGGCCGCAAGTGACGACCAGTCGCGGCCTGTTCCGCAACGTCGCTCCCTCTCATCGCCGGACCCCCGGGGGGTGCTGCGAGCGCCAATCTGGCCGGAACGCCGGGCTGCTGGAACATCGCAGGTCGCAGGGGTAACGGGGTGTTCCGCCGTGTTCCGGCGCAACGGATATGTGCAGGTCAGCGAGTGTTCCGCTAGCGGAACACAGTGTTCCGGCGCGGCTAGACATCCGGATTCCCCAGCAGCGGGATGATGGCGGCCCGCTCGAACCCGGCCAGCGGCGCCCCGCCAGGCTCGCGGACCCGCTTGGGCGCCGCGCCGAGGTTGGCCAGCTGGCTCCGCACAGCCTCGGGCGTAATGTCCGCGTAGGCACCCGGGATCGACTCGGCGAGCCGCGCGGCGATCGTGGTCAGGTACAGCTTCGGGTCGTCGCGGAACACGGTCAGCACGTCCTCGGCGATCGACCGCACCTCGACGTCGGCGTCCTCGCCGAGCGCGTACCCGGTCAGCCGCCCGGCGGCCTGCCGCATCGTGCGGGCCCGGGCGGCGATCACCTTGGACTGAGGCAGGTCAAACCCGTACCCGCGCATGATGACCGGGCTGAGTCCCTCGCCCGCGAAGTAGAACACGCCCCTGTCCTCGCGGGCGAACATCGTGGCCCTGATCCCGTTCTTGTACATCGACGTGCCCAGGACCATGTCGTTCTCGACCTGGCCCATCACCTTCAGGCACATCCGCAGCACGGCGTTCGCGCTGATGCCCGTGGGTATCGAGTTGGCGTCCGGCCGCTGGGTGGCGAGCATCAGCATGATCCCGAGCGCCGGCCCGCGCTTGGTGAGGTCGGTCGCGATGGCGATCAGTTCCTTGCCGTACTCCGGGTGCTCGAACGGGATCTGGCACTCGTCCCACGCGATAGCGATCGGGTGCAGGCCGAGGCGCGGGTCATTGGCCAGCTCGGGCGTGACCTTGTTCTGAGGGCACCGGGTCTCGTCCATGTTGCGGATCACCTTCGTGCGGCGGCGCATCTCGGTTCGCATGGCGCGCATGTCGGCGACCAGGTACTCGATGTCTTCCGGGTCGTCGCCGGCCCGGTAGCGGTGCGCCACCTGGGCTACCGGCTTGAGGTCGCCGGTTCCCTTGAAGTCGTAGGCGTGTATCTCTACCCGCAGGTCAAGAGCGCAGATCAGCAGCAGCAGCCGCAGCAGGAACGTCTTGCCCATCCTTGGGATGCTGCCGATGATGATGCTCGCGAACATGAGCGTGACCGTGACGGCCCGGCCGCGCGGGTCAGTGCCGAACACCACCGGCGCGAACACGTCGGTGGTGCCACGCCGCAGCAGCGGCCATGAGGGCTGCTCGGCGGTCGTCATGTCCTCGTCGCCGACGAACAGGGCAAGCGCGCCGGGATGGCGCTTGTGGATCGTCTCGGGCCACACCGTGCCGAGCTGGCGCCGCAGGCCGCTGGCGAGGTTTTCGCGCCGTTCGGACACCTCCCCGGCCGTCACGCCGTGCGGCAGGTCGAGCCGGGCGAGCCAGCCGGGCCCGTCGCGCTGGATCGGGTCGATGAGCACGATGGCGTTCGCCCGGTCCTTGGCGAGCGCCTGGTTGATGCCGGCCAGGCGCAGCCCTTCCAGGGCGCGCACGACCACCTCGAACGTCAGCGTCTCGTACGCCACCGGCACGGTGGCCGAGGTGAGGATCGGCTTGTCATCGGGATGGCCGAACCATGCCAGCAGCGGCAGCACCACGGCGGCGATAGGCAGCCATCCCAGCGGGGCGTACGCGGTCACGGTGCCGGCCAGCACCAGCAGCGCGGCCAGCTCGGCGGCGAGCACCCCGCCGCGGAACGCGCGCCGCTTAACCGCGTGCTTGTGCAGCGACTCCCACGTGCGGGGGTCGTTGTTCGCCACCGCCTGCAGCCGCAGGTAGGTCTGTTCCGTGCACCACCACCAGTTGACCTGCAGCCAGCCGATCTTGAGCACGCCGAGCCCGGCCCACCTGAGCGTGTTCCAGCCGCGGGCAGGCAGCCGGACGAGGTGGTAGAGGAAGTGATGCCGGCCGCGCTTGAGGTGCCAGCCGTAATGCTTCCTGGCGGCGGCCAGCGTCTGCATGTGCGCGGGCAGGATCGGGCGCAGCTCGGCGGCCTCGCCGAACTTAGCCTTGCGCGGCGCGGGAAGCTGGGCGGCGCCCGGGAACGGGACGACCGTCCCCTCGATCGCGTCGTCGGGTACGGGCGCGGTCTCGTCGCCACCGGCATCTACCGGCCACGGCCTGTCATCGGCCATGATGGACACCTCACTTCGGTGAGAGCCCGGGCCGGGACGAACTTTGGTAGGGGAGCCCCGGCCCGGGGGCTTATGGGTTACTTCTTGCCGCCTGCGCTGGACGGCGTGACTTTCGCTGCCGCCTTCCCAGTCGCTATCCGCTGGTCACGCTCGGCCTGGCGGCGGTCTGCGCGGTCTTGCGCGGCCTTGTCATCGCTGCTCATCGTGGTCACCCCCTTTCGGGTCGGTCTCTTGCGGGCTGTGGCCGTTGGCTTCGGCGAGCACCAGCTGACGCACTTCGCTCGCGAGCCCCGCATGCCAGTCTCTATGCCGCGTCTTGCCGTCCTCCGGGACCAGCGCCCCGCACGTCCAGCACTGCACAACGCTGGCCGCCGTCAGCGTGGCGACCCTGAAATAACTATTCATCGCGATCTCCTTCCGGCGCCTGCGGCGCATCTCCGTTCATGCTCCCGAGCACCAGCTGACGCACTTTGCCCGCGAGTTTCGGGGGCAGCTCAAACCGCATCGCGAGGCCTCGCGCGCTGTGCGGGTTACCCGCCTGCGCGGTCGCGATCATCGCCCGGATCGCCGCGTCCAGCGCATCATGCGCGACACCCGGAACGTCCGGCGCATCTTGCGTCGCGGGCGCCTGGCGGCGGCGCGACCGCAGCCACCGCTCCAGCATGAAGCACGCCACGGTGAACGCGACCGCGGGCCATGTTGACACGACCGCCGCCAGCGCGCCGTGCGGCAGGCCGTACTCGAGGTTCGCGAACAGCGTCGCGGCGACGCCGAGTGCGACGCCGAGCCACCCGAGCGCCGACCCGGCAGCCAGCAGGACCGACCCCGCCACGATGAGCCCGTCGATCGGCACCGCGAGCAGGTGCGCGGCGACCTGACCCTGGTAGGTCCGCAGGCCAAGCGCCGTGATGTGGCCGTAGCTGACCACCCCGGCGACCGCGGCGACCGTGGCGACCGGCAGCGCGACGACGGCCAGCACGCGGTTCTGCGACGGCAGTGCGATGCGCGGCGCGGGGTGACGCTCCGGCAGCCTGACTGCCAGCCAGCCGGGCAGCTTCACAGCTGCACCACCCTCGGCCGCAGCCGCAGCCCGTCGCGCAGCAGCAGCCGGGCCAGCACGAGCACGATGGCGACCAGGCCGAGCACCAGGACCAGGGCGACCAGGCCGAGCACAGACGTCGGGCCGAGCACCGGCAGGTTTACGCGGGCGTGCGCCGACACGAGCAGGGCGGCCAGCGTCACGGCGAGCCACGTCAGTAGGGTTTCCATTGGTCCTCCTGCTAGTCCAGGTGGGCAAGTCCCCGGCGCGGTGCTTCGATCACCAGCGCCGGGGGCGCTTCTATGTCGTCGCCCGGCTCTCGTCGAGGCCGAGGATCTTGTAGACGGTGGTCCGGCTGACGCTTGTCAGCTCGTTGATGCGGGTGATGCTGACGCCGGCGGCGTGCGCGGCCCGGATGAGCTTGTCGCGCTCGGCGGCCGCGGCATCGGTGCGTTTCTTCCACTCGGTCAGCGCCTGCTCGGCCTCAGCGTGTCCCATGTCCAGCACTGTACGTGTCCACCGGTGTACGTGTCAAGGCGAGCAGGTACGTCCCTACCCATCCCACTTGACATACCGCGCAACTTTACGCAAGAGTGACGCTCCTGTATCCCGCTGTTGCTGCACGTGCACTTGGGTCGGTTTCTGGGAGGGGAGCATCGGGTGCCTGTTCATCCTGTCTTGCTGAAAGCGGCCGCAGTAGGCCTCTGGGCCGCGGCGATGGGAATGTCATTCACGGCCGCCGACTGGCGCCTGTGGGCCTGCCTCGTCGCCGGCGCCGCGGTCGCGTCCCTGGCGGCGCTCCAGCAGATCCTGGTCACGAAGTCGACGAGGATCTACGAGGCGCAAACGCGAGCTGTGCTCACACGGCCGTTCCACCGGGGGGACACCGGTCCGCTGCCCGCGATTATCCCGCAGCAGCCTGCCCCGGGGAGCGAGCCGCACGCGCGGCTTTCCGTGCTCGGTAGGTCGCACGGGCAGCACGCGAGTCGCTGATCAGCTGCCGCTTCATGTAATCCGGGAGGTCGGGGTCGGCAAGCACCTCGGCCTCCCAGTCGTCTTCGGGGACGAGTTCCGCAGCCGCGGGCTCGTCCCCGAGCTTTATGCCCAGGACCTCTTCCAGTGCCCCGATGCGGTTCCTCGGGACGCGGTGGCCTAGTTCCCAGTTGCCGACGCTGCGCGTGCTGACGCCAACCTTGCCGGCCAGCTGCTTCTGGGTCCAGTGCTGGCGTTCGCGCGCGCGGCGGATGGCCAGTCCGAGAGCAGGTTCGGGCTGCGTCATGCCCACAAGTGTCCCAGAAACTTAGCGCAATTAAAAGAAACTATGCAGCGTATGGACGTGACGCTATCGTTACATTGCTTCACTTTCGTTCTCTTTCGTGTTTCTGGTTGCGTCACGTTCTGCTCCGTGCGTAGTGTTTCGCCCATGCCAAACGCCGCCGCTGAGACAAGAGCGACCCTGTTTGACCCCGAAGAACTAGTGAGACGCCGGTACCGCAAGCGGCTCAAGCAGTCAGAACTGGCCGCCGCTGTCGGCATCAGCCCCGGCAACCTCAGCCGCATCGAGAACGGCCGGCACGGCGCCAGCCCCGAGATCTGGGGACGCATCGCCGACGCCCTCGGCTGCACCGTCGAAGACCTCGAGCGCAAGCCCGCGTCGTGAGCAAGGGCCTGGACGCGCACTTCGGCGCCGCGCGCCGCCTGGCCGTCAAGGCGGCGCCCCTGATGCCCGTGATCCCGCACATGAAAAACGCGGCCCCCGCCCGCCAGCAGGGACCGCGCACGCCCGCACGAACCGCACAACTCCCGGAAGGAGCATGACCAGTGCTAACCCGAAACGATAGCAGGCCGGCCGCCGCGGCCCGCGTCGATCTCTACGGGTACAGCTGCAACTTGTACCCCGCGCCCTCGGCGCTGCCCGTCACCAGCCCCGGCGTGGTCACCCTCATCCTCGGCAACCTGCCGTCCGGGCGGCCACTCGCCGTCACCGTCACCAGCCTCGAATGGCTCGACGACCTGGAGTCCGCGGTCCGGGCCGCCCGGGCCCGCGCGATCGTCGAGGCCGGCATGACGCCCGGCGCGGCAATGGGGACACGGCCATGAACCCCGCCGCCGCCATCACCCTGGCCGCCGTGATGATCATCGCGGGCATCCTCGGCTGCTACATCCTCTGGCCGACGCACCCGCGGCACGCCCGGCTGTTCGCGGACCCGGCTGACACCACCGACCCGGACGGCGAGCAGTTCCTTCACGAGCTGCACGGGGCGCCCCCGCCGGGCAGCTACGACAACAGCCCCGCCGCGGCCGCCAGGCTGCTCGCCGCGCTGCGCGGGTGGGCCGTGCGGCGGCCGGACGACACGCAGCCGATCCCCCACGCCGTCGGCACCTGGGGCATGCCCGCCGCCGAGCTCGCCGACCAGCTGGCCCGCCAGTACCTCGAGGTGACCCGGTGAACGGGCGCGGGCGCTGGCCCGGGCTGCCAGGGAAATGCGCCTGCACGCGGCTGATCGTGCGGACGCTCGAGGAGACGCTCTCCTGCCCCGCCGGATGGCGGTACGCGCCCGGCATCGGATGGCTGCACCCGATCCCGGCGAGGTGGTCATGACCGGCCCCGAGCACTACCTCGAAGCCGAGCGGCTGATCGCGCTGGCCCAGAACGAAGGCCCGAGAGAGGCGGCCGAGTTCGGTGTGTTGCTGCAGGCCGCCCAGGTGCACGCCACGCTGGCGCACGCGGCCGCCACAGTCGACCTGGACGACGGCGACATCTGGGTGGAGGTGATCCGGTGAGCGTCACCTGGCGTCCCGCGCCGCAACAGCAGCACGTGTGCGGGCACCCGCGGTGCGCGTGGCTCCGGCGGATCTCCGCCGCCTGCATGATCGCCGCCTACCTGGCCCTCGCCTGGCTGCTGATCATGCCGTCCGTCGTGGCGATCGCGACCGGGGGTGTCCTGCTCGCCGCCGGGTTCACCGCCATCTGCTGGCCGTGCCCGCGCCGCGGTGACCTCGAGGCGCTGATCGACGCGACCCGTGAGCCCCGCGCCGCCACACGGCACGAGCGGGCCGGGCAGCCGTTCGGCGGGCTGCGCGGCCACTTCGAAGCATGGGAGAAGGAGCTGGACCAGCGATGAGCCCGACCATCAGCGACTCCAACGACATCAACACCGTCCTGCAGTGGGCGATGGGCCGTACGACGGCCTACCCGGGCGGCCCCGCGCTAACCGACGAGGACGCCACCGCCGCAGGCCGCAGGCTGGCCGAGAGGGCGTATAAGGCGCTGTACGTAGGCCTGCGCCCGGACCAGGTCCGGCTCACGCGGTCCGTCAGCGAGGCCTCGCTCGCCGGTGACCCGGCCTGCCGGGTGTGCGGGTGCACCGAGAACAAGCCGTGCCTGGGCGGCTGCTGCTGGGTCGAGGACCCGAAGATGCTCGGCGAGCTGTGCAGCAGCTGCGCCATCTTCCTCAAGCAGGCAGAGCTGCTGTGACCGCCGCGATCGCCCGCTGGCTCCTGAACCTGGACGAGCGCCGCCGGATGAGCCGGTGGCGGAAGGATGCGAGATTCACATGACCGACATAGAGGTTTACCAGGGCGGCGCGCCGCTCGAGCAGTACCAAGCCCGCATGGCCATGACGCCCGAAGCCGCCAAGGCACTGGACGACCAGGTCCGCGCCTGCACCAAGGCCGTGCTCCGCGAAGGCACCGACTACGGCGTCATCCCCGGCACGGGCGGCGGGCTGACCCTGTGGCGCCCTGGCGCGCAGAAGCTCCTGCAATGGTTCGGCCTCGGATTCACCTGCGACCGCATGGAGACCGACACCGACGCCGACGGGCAGAGGCTGGGCGTCACCTACCGCGCCACCATCACCAAGCAGCTAGCCGACGGCCGCATCGTCGCCGTCGCCACCTGCGAAGGCTACGCCGGGTACGACGAGAGCAAGTTCTACAAGTCCGCCGAGCAGGTCCAGCGCGACGCCGAGACGACCGAACGCAGGTTCGCGGAACAAGACAAGCGCCCGCCACGCCCCACCAGGTGGCAGGGCCTGCCCGAGTACCGGGCGCCGTGGAACACCGTCATCAAGCGCGCCCAGAAACGCGCCATCGTCGGCGCCACCATCGACGCCACCGCCGCCGGAGGCGTGTTCGCCCAGGACCGGGAGGAAGACGACCACGTTCCCGCGCCGCAGAATGACAGTCCCGCATGGTACGGGCAGGCGATTGAGGCCGCGCTGACCTTCACGACCACCGAGGACGGGCAGCGGATGCTCGTCGAAGCCTCGCACGCCGCCCGCGACGGACTGTGCACGCCCGGCCAGGCCACCCACGTCAAGAACCGCATCAAGCAGCGCCTGGAGCTACTGAAGACCGCCAAGCCCGTCGACGTCGAAGACCTCGGCCGCCAGGGCGCCCCGGCCGAGGCCGCGGACGATGGCCGACGCCACGTGCCCGTACCTGAGAGCGAGAAGACCAACGTCGAGGACGAACCCGGCACCGTCAGCAAAGCCCAGCTCACCAAGCTCCACACCGTGCTCACCGGGCTCGGGTTCGGCGGCGAGGACCGCGAGCAGAAGCTGAAGGTCACTGAGACCATCATCGGCCGCCTGCTCGGCGCCGGTGACGACCGGTCCAGCAAGAACCTGTCCTGGACCGAGGCGCGCACGCTCATCGACACCCTCGACGGCTTCGCCGATCGTGACGCGCTGATCGCCTACATGGCCGAGCACGAGGACTACGTGCGGCAGGAGGCCAGCGATGGGTGACATGCTCGCCGCATTCGGCTTCGTCCTGGCCCTCGTCCTCATCCTCGCCGCCATGGTCGCCTGCGGGCTGGCCAGGGTCACCTTCGGCAGGCTCCGGCGGCGGCCGCCCGCGAAGGCGGCGGCCAGCGTGACCAAAGGCGGCGGCGATGCCTGACGCCTACGCGACGATCGGCCTGAGCGTCGTCGAGCCATCGGATTCCGGCGCCGTGATGCACGTCCGCTCCTGGGTGATACCGGCCGATCGCGCTGAGGCGTTCGCGGCGCAGATGACCGCAGTGTTCGGCCAGCCGAACGAGATGGTCAGCCCGTTCGAGGCGATGACCGCAGGCGCCGAAGCCGCAGCGGAAAAAGGCGGCGCCGTGTTCATGATCGACAGCGAGGTGCGCGGTGGCTGACCTCACCCCCGCCGAATGGTTCGACCAGTTCCCCAGCCTGAAACCCGGCACGGAATGGCCGGAAGACAGCAAATGGTGCCCGCGGCACTGGGCGCCCTGCCCCGCGCTCAGCGCGAACGGCATCGGCGCCGCCACCGAGCTGATGCAGGTCTGGCTCAACGAGCTCGCACCGAAAGGCAGCTACTCGCCCGCCGCGATGAACCGGCAGCTGGCCGCGGCCGGGAACATCTGCTGCACCCTCGGCGACGACCGCATGTACGAGATCTGGGGCCACTGGCCGCCAGCCGCGCCACCAGCTGACGGCGGTGACCAGCCATGAAATACCAGATCCGGCCGCTCAGCCCGTGGCCCGGGCCAGTCACAGCCAGCCGCAAGTCCAGCGGCGTGTTCCAGGCCGACTGGGACTCCACCCTGATGCTGCTGCGCGACGAGGTCGGCAAGCTCGACGGCGAGTACCCGGTCATCATCCAGATCGACGTCGGCGAGCTCGACCTCCGCCAGGACGGCATGCTGAAAACCCGCGCCAATGTCGGCCCGTTCCCCGGCGTCATCGTGTCGTTCAAGTCACGTTTCGGGCCGCTCCAGTACGCCAGCGACGCCTACGAGCAGCGGTACACGGGCTCGCTGCCAGGCTGGCAGGCCAACATCCGCGCCGTCGCCCTGGCCCTCGAAGCGCTCCGGGCGGTCGACCGGTACGGCGTGTCCAAACGCGGCGAGCAGTACACCGGCTGGAAGGCGCTCCCGCGCGGCGGTTCCGGTTTCGGCTCGGCAGATGAGGCCGAGCAGTGGATGCGGAAGTACTACAGCTCAGACCGCGGCGACCCGGACACCGCCGCAGCGCTTCCGCTCGGCGAGCTCCACCGCCGCATGCGGCGCATGCTGCACCCCGACGCGGGCGGCGGCGAAGCCGACTGGAACCGCCTCGACAACGCGCGCCAGCTGCTCACCACAGCGGGGCGGCTATGAGCACGAAGAAACCGCCCCAGTGCCGCGCCGGATGCGGCGCCGCCGTCATATGGGCCCAAGGCCCCGGCGGCATCTCCCTGCTGTTCGACAAGCTCCCGGACCAGACGGGCACCAGCCGGTACGCCGTCATGCGCGACACCAGCCTGCAGCTGAACGCCCGCGTCCTCGGCGACGGCGACCAGCCCCGGCCCGGGATCGAGAAACGGCACCAGCTGCACCGCGACACGTGCACCGCGACACGGCCGGAGGTGGGCAGTGAGTAGGAACCCCTACGTGCGCGAGACCGGCCGCATGCTCGACTCCGCCGGCTCCCTCATCCGCTTCGGCGTCGACCACGACACGGTCACCATCAAGCACGGGCCACTCAATGTCCTCGGGCCGGCCCAGGCGGAAGACTTCGCCCGCCTGTTCGTCGCCGCCTGCTGGGAAGCCGCCCGGCAAGGCCAGATGCTGACCGACGCGCAGCGCGCTGAACTCCGCGCCGCGGCCGAGGAAATGTGCCTCGCCGACTGCGGTGCCGCCGCGCACGACCAGGCCTGCCGCCAGATCACCGCACCAGAACAGGACGCCAACGCATGAACGTCCCGGCCCGCTACGCGGGCACCCTGACCGCCGCCGACCTCGACCTCATCCGCACCGCCCGCGACGAGTGGATGACCACCGCGCTGGCCCTCCACCAGCCCGACCGGGACGCGGCCGCCGCCGCCGTCCGGCACGTCTACGACGTCCACGGCCTGGCCGCGCCGCTCCTGACGATCTGGATGGACTCACCCCTCGGCTGCATCTACGCCGCCGCCGTCATCAGCCAGCTCAGGGGCCAGCTCGGGGGCCAGCTCGGGGACCAGCTCAGGGACCAGCTCTGGGGCCAGCTCTGGGGCCAGCTCTGGGGCCAGCTCGGGGACCAGCTCTGGGGCCAGCTCTGGGGCCAGCT